CCATCCATTGATTAAAAAACATACCATTATTATCACAACTCATTGATGTATATGAACTAAATGGAACTATAAAATCATCAGTCGCGACATCCTTAATTGCATATGAACCACTACCTTCAGTTATAAATGAACCAGTTACAGTTTGGACTGATGTATTAAAAGTTTTTTGAATGTATCTTTTTCTAGCACCAACTCTAAACTTAACTCTCTCACCCTCTTTGTATTCTTCCCTTAATCCCCTCATATATAAAAAGTTATCAGCTAATCCACTCATAGTTAATTCAGTTAGTGAACCAGTGTTTGAACCTGTACAAGGTAAATGGTCATCCCATCTAACTTCAAGTTTTGGTTGATATATTGTATGTGTGTTTCTTGAAAAGAATTTCAAATGTCCAAATGTAGTTGTATCTGTTTCTTGACTACCACTAAATCTAATTAACATTCCATAATTATTGGCTTCACTATCTAACCACATATTAACCATATTAGTTACTTCTACCTCAACATCAGGAGATTGATTTGTAAATGTTTGTTCAGATTGACTGACATTTAAAACCGAAACACCAGCAGAACTCCAAGTTAATTCATTTCCACCAGTTGGATTACTACGATTTTCCCAACTACAACCATTAGTGTTTTTTGGTCTGTCACCAAACTTACCTGTACCCTCAGTCCAAGATTGTGATATTGGCTGGATGGCTAATTTATACTCTTCTTGTATATCAGAATTACCTTCAGCTTCAAATAATCTTAAATAATATTTTGCATCAGATGGAATCGTACCATTAGCGACTGATTTAGAAAGTTCTGTAAACTCCGTTCCACTAAAATTAACCAACGCTCTTGTTTGATGGTCAAATGAATTATTATAAAAAAACTTTTTGACTTCAAGTATTTGGTCTCTTCCAAAGTTTTGGTCTTTAAAAGATGTTCCATCTATTACACTACTACCACTTGAAATCCAAGTATCTTGTGTTGGAAAAATAAAATGATGCATTATCTAACTCTCCCTTGTATATTTTGGTTTGGATTCTTTAATTCAAAAACCGTTGGTGTTGAAGTTAATGGAGGTAATATGATACCATCATCACTTAACGCATGTTGAAAATTATATTTATATCCATAACCAGCGGTTCCACCACCATCACCAGATGAGTCTTCAAAGACACCATTGTTAGTAGTAGTATTGTCATCATCTGCGTTATATCCTGGGTCTGAATTGTAAGAATATTGATATGTTGCTTGTGGTAAATCAGCATCTGCAATATCACTATTATAATCATCTTTTTGAGTAATGGTTACATGTCCAAGAGAACGAACTCCTTCAACCCCCATCAATTCATATTCTAATTGACTTTGATTAAGTG